AGGGCTGACCTCCCCTTAACACGAAGCTTAAGCTTTGTCGAGATAACAGTTGAAGGATATACCCAAGAGTTAAGGTCACCAACTACTGGCATGGTCTTGAAGCGGTATGCTTGCTGAGCATCAGACGAAGGAGTAGTCTTGAAGTCCCAGTATGACGACACAAACAACGACGAAGGATGGATGGGGTTGTATCCTGTAGACTCGTTACCTGTCCAACCTTCTTCAGTGGTTCTCATGTACGTGATGATGTACGGAGATGTCTTCTGGGTAAACAAGTCACCCTTGAAGTCATAGCCAGCTTCTGCAAAGGACGAGTAGTTTGCCGTACCCCAATCAAGGTAGTCGCTACCACCAAAGGAACCCATAGTCAGATTACCTGTCGCTCCATCCCTTACAATAAGGACGATAGCTGGGTCACCTGTGCTGTAGTCTGTGTACTGCGTACTAACGACATCATCACCATTAGAGAACACATCGTCAGTACCTGAGAACACATCAAGAACCAATTGATCAGAACCAAAGCCTGAGTAGAAGTCAAAGCCTACAACGTAGTCAGTGCTGGTCGCTTCATCTGAGATCTTCCAAGGGTAGAAGGCTTGAAGAACTGTATCAAGGATCAAGAAGTTATTGAACTTGTTAGCCTTGGGTTCGTCAGTGTTAGGGTAAGCCCAGTAGATCTTCTTGTTGATCCTATCGTAGAGAGCATTAACCTCAAGCTTAGCTGTTTGACTAATGCTATCCCAGAAGCTTTGGATTACAGAGATACCGATGTTCTGTTCTTGGGGTAGACCAGATGATTGGTCAAAGGTCATAGCATGGATACCATACTTGGACCACCAGAAGGGAACACCTTCAGCTTCCACAAAGGACTCAGCGGTAAGGATGCCTACGCTAGTGATAAGGCGGATAGAGTATTCAGTAGCACGGAATACGTTATCGACACCATTGATCGACCACACACCATTGTCAGCAAAGATGTAGAGGCTAGAGCCGAAGGCATACAGGAACTTAATGTTAACTGCATCTGGGATAGTGATAGCACCACCATCAGTATCCAACAGATCACTAATGTCTTCTGACGTAGGGTCATTGACTTGGTAGCAGTTACCAATGTCTCCAATGTTCTCAATCAAACGGGAGAAGAGGATAGTACCTGAGTTCTTGGAACTCTCTAGACCTGCATAGAAGACACGACCTGAGAAGGTAGCGACAGATTTGAAGCGAGTGGTTTCTGCTTCAGTAGCAATGGTTGCAATACCAGAGGCAGCAGACCTGTCCTTAGAGAAGAAGTCTAGGACGAAGTGACCATTACCTGCAAGCGATGTACCTGAGAAGACCTTACGCCAATCAGTAACCGAGAAGTTACCACTGGCATCTTTACCTGCATACCAAGGTAGAGTGATAGCTGGGTATGCACCCTGTGCTGAGATGTACGCAGAGAGCGCAGCAGCCCCGTATGTGCCCTCCCAGCCAGCGTTAGCTGTGTCGTACTTACGTGTAACACTAGTGCTTCCAGTGGCCTTATCCGTGGTGTACTCAGCCTTAGGGCCAATCCAATCGAAGTCACGTACCTTGAAGGCAATGGTAGTTACAGCAAGTGTCTCAGCTACGTTGTCACGTTCAATGTAGATCGTGTCGATAGCGGGAGAGGCTACGACAAGGACACCCTTGAGGGAAGCAAACTGACACTTCACGTTAGCTGCACCTACACTACCTGCTACTTCATAGGTAGCTAGGTTAACTGTATGTGCAAGTTCACTCCCTGAGTAGGGAGGAGCAGCCTTGTTATAGAAGCGGAGGGTAGCACCAGTTTGGATAACTAGGAACTCAAGACCTGCTTGACCACCTACGTTAAGCCACTTATCTGTATGTACAAGATCTGATGTAGCTACAGTGAAAGAGGAGAGGACACTGCTATCCTCTACAGCAACAGACTTACGACGACGACGAGATCCATCACGGCGAAGGTCACAATTAAGCTCATCAACAGAAGCATCAGGGGGAAACGTAAGTTCACCAGCTTCAGTTACCAAGCCCTTCACGAAGGTGTTGATCGTCTTCTGAGTTAGACTTTGCGGCATCTTTTACCTTCTTACGTGCTTCATACTCTTTACCGAAGTTCTCACGACGAGCAGTAGGTGTTTCCTTCTTAGTCCTGAAGTACTGAGCGACAGCAGCCTTAGCACTAGGCATATTGGAATACCTACCCTTAAGCTCTTCAGGCAACGACCCCACTGTAGTGACTACCTCAAAGAAGATGAACCCATCACGGGACTTCTGGATAGTAAGGGGAACGACAGACTTATCAGACTTACAAATGCAGGTTAGATTTGATGGATCTTCAATAAATTCCAAAGGGGTTACCTTCCGTAGTGTGGACGTTTATTAGCTTGCTTAGTACGGAACATATCATTCTGTACGTAAGACTTCAGGCGACGAGCAGCTTGCTCTACCTTAGCATCACTACCACTCTTGAATAGCGAGAAGCAGACAGACTTACTTTCAGCCAATAGGTAAGGCATCATGTTGTCGTCAAGGTGAGGTTCAAAGGCATCTGTAATGGAGAATGTAGGATATACCGTACCATAGGCCATAGTCTTAGACGCTTGCATAATAGTCTCTACAGAAGCATCATATGCGTTAAACACAATGTGTTCATCATCGAAGCTAGTGTAGTAGGTAGGCATTGTGTCGTTACGGATCAAGAAGACCGCAGAGGTATCAACGTCAGGGACTTGGATGATAGCCGTAGCATCTTCATCCGTTGACTGACGAGCAATGAACTCAAGAGGATCAATGTAAGGAACGACAGCGTATGTAACCCCACCAGACAGAGCTACGTTGTAGCGAATCTCTTCCAACTGCTTCACGTTATCAGGATACTTGAAGTGAGTAGGACGAGTGCTATCCGACAAAGAGGTAAGGTTAATAATACGCTTAAGCTCAGGGATGTCACGGTTAGAGATGATGTTGTAGTAGGTATCTTCGATAACGGAGGCTACTTGCTGAGCCTCTACGCTATCACTGATGGAGTTAACAGCCTCTGAGTCCATGTCAGAAAGTATCGACTGAACTAGCTCAAGGAGAGTTGTCTTCATTAGACAGGTGCCCCCATAACTGTAAGACTTGCAGCAGCTACAAGAAGACTAAAGGAAGCAGAACCCTTAACAAAGACTTCTAGGTAGTCGTCAGTAGAGAACTCACCAATATCTGTTACGGTAAGAACTTTCCACTCACCTGAAGTAGCGGTAGCAATTGTATGTCCACCATTTAAGAGTGAACCATTCTTGTAGAAGGTAACCTCAAGGTCACGGCTAGTCCCTGAGTTATTCTTAAAGCTTAGTGTGAAGTTTACAGAAGCAACAATATCTGCCGTATCAGTATACTTAAGACGAGCATTAGGAGACGACAACCCTGTCCACCCATCTGCTGTCGATACTGAGAAGGTAGGGTTAAGTGCAGTAAAAGATGTCGTTACTGAGTGTGTGTAAGCAGGAGTAGTGGAATCAAAGGATAAGTAACCATTGATGTAGTTGTGTAGTTGCTTCCAATCACCACTACCTGCTCCATCAGCAATGTAGATTTGTCCTGAAGCAGCAGTAGATGCTCCACGAGGCTCATGTAGATAAGGATCTGTAAGGGTGTTATGGTTTACGTTAGCCATAAGTTGTGTATCCTATTAGTATATACATGGCGGGGGTGCAATCAATAATGCAATTATACAGCGTTTGTAGATTTTGTCAAGAGGGAAAATGTAGGGGTGGAACCTACTAGAAGCACCACCCCTTTTGTCATGTTAGCCGATGTACTCGATAACCAACTTACCAGCACCAGCGGTGAAGGCAGCGGTATCGTAGTCCAGCGACACATAGGCGTTAGCCGAACCAACGGTCAGAACACCAGCAACGAGAGCGCCATTACAGGCGACCACATCACCGATTGCGTCAATGGCAGTAACAGCAATAGCTGCGTCAATACCATCAGCGTCAATTGCCGAACCAGCAGCAGTTTGCAGACCGATATTCAGGGCAGCAGACGAGCCAGTGAAGGCAGTGGTGACAATCAGAGTAGCTTTGGTGATATAAGCACCAGCCGGAATGAAGGCATCGTTAGCAGCCGGAGCAGCAGCAGATGACCCAATCGAAGCAGCAGCGGGAATGTTGATAACCAAGAACTTGGGGCCGTATTCAGCGGAACCAGTTTGGTTAACAGCACCTTGATCACCATTGGTAAGAACCAACAGGCCGTCAGCGTTATTGTAAGACATTGTTTATCCCTCCCTTACACGTTGGTTTTCGTGATAACACGAACCATGTTCTCAGGACGGTACAGCTTAACACCGTAGCGAGCAGTCGTAACATACTCGTGACGCTGTTGGTCTTTGCTGTATTCGTAATCGACTTCAGGCATCTGACGCCATGCACCAACGAAGGGAGCAGCGGTAGAAGCAGCCGAGAAGAACAGGTTGACTTTACCATTGACCGACGAGAAGTCCACGTTGCCAGGCGAAGCAGCCTTGTTAGCAAGTGCGTTGTCGGTAGCGGTAGCCAAGTAGTTCGAGGTATATACGTCGAAGCCGTACACGTTCTTGACGAAGCGCATACCAGTTGCGATACCCGAAGACACGATACCTTCCCACATGGGGTTGTTAGCAACCGACACGAGGTCAGACAAGGTGTTGATCGTGTATTCAGCCGAGGGATCGACGATAGCGATCAGGTTCGTATCCGGCACGTTAGCCTTCTTCAGTGCGTAACGGGCACGAGCGAAGTCAGCAACGGTGATAACAGCACCAGTACCCGAACCAGCCCAACGGTGAGCAACGCGGTCGATGTTCTCTGCCGAGTTAGCCGAGACACCCGATTCAGGCGTAGCAAACGTAGCTGCTTCGAAGTGAGCCATGATAGCACGTTCTTGTTCAGGAACAAAACGGCTCTTCAGCTCTGCCGAGTAGAACGAGTCCTGCTCAGCCTTCTTGGTGATGTACGTTGCCGACGACAGATACTTGTCAATCGTGAACGTGAACTCACCAGTGTCCATCGGACGGTACACAACCGATTGATCTTCGACATAGTTGTCGACTTGTGCTTGACCAATCGAAGGGATGGTGAATTGGTTGCCATCAGGGAAACCATCAAGCATACGCACATAGCGTTGAGCTTGCATTTCGTCGCGCAGGATTTCCTTAAGCTCGCCAGACCAGATCTCAGAGCGAGTAAGGAGATCCATATTACCAGTAGTCATACCAGACATAGATTCTCTCCGTTAAATTAAAGACCGAACTTAGACCCAAGTCGTTGACGGTCAGCCATCAACTGCTGTTGTACCTTGGGGCTAAAGTACAGGGATTTGTTTTCCCGACGAAGGGCTTGGTAGTAGGCCCAAGTACGCTCCGTCGAAGCTTGCATATTGACACCTTCAGTGCGAATAGATCCTTGGACCATAGGGCTAAAGGACTTCTTCTGCTCACCTAGCAGAGCAAAGAAAGCGGTAGGGGATTCAGCAGCAATATCTTGCATACGCTGGACCGACATACCTAGTTCAGTTGCCTTCTTCTGGATAACGCTTACAGCTTCAGTGCCGTAGGTTTTCTCCAACTCCGCATCAACTAGGGAAAGGTTCTGCTTTACAGTAGATTCTTTCTCACGGTTGGTCAGTGTCTGTTCAACAAGGCTCTTTAGGGATTCCTCACTCACTTGGGGCTGGGTATTGCCGTCAGTATTAGTGCTACCATTATTCTTAGTGGGTACTACAGTATTCACGTTGGTAGGAGCCGTGGCCTTATTCTGTAGTTGGTCGAGCAACTGCTTAGAGTACTCCTGCTTCCCAAGGTCTTCACGCATTGCTGCGAGTTGTTCCTCAAGAGTCTTAATGTAACCATCAGCTTCAAGTTTGCCTTTGGCTAGCACTTCAGGGTCTTTCCAGTTGTCGCCCTTTACCGCGACGAGCTTAGCTAGATACGACTCCTGTTGTTCAGTAGTCTTAACTTGTTGCTCTGCTGATTGACTTGTGCCCTCAGGTTGCTGGGCTTGGTCAAATACACTCATTGTTAATCCTTACGGTTAAGGTCGATTAAATTTAAGATGTCATCAATGACTGCGTTGTACTCATTGACTGCCACCTGCTTGTACTCCCAACCAGGGGAGTAATCACGAACAGCATCACGCTTTAAGTAGTGCTGTTCGAGAATCTGTCTTAGATCATCAAAGGCGTTACGGTATCCCATAACCTCAACTTTACGACGATCACGATCTGGGCCACTAAGGCCACTAAGCCATTTAGCTTGCATTAAAGACCCATCTGTTGAGCTTGCATAAGCTGGTCTTGGTTCTTCATCTCAGCTTCTTGACCAGCCTGTTGGGTTTCAAGTTGTTCGCTAATCATAATGTTCTCTGCAAACAACTTAGCCTCACCAAGTTCTTCTGCCATGATACGAGCAAACTCTTTACCTGATAGGTGAGCAGCCACAGTCGGATCAGACAACTTGATCTGGTACAGTTGGGTAAGGTTCTGTACACGCCTTGCACGTTCAGCAAAGTGACGCGCACCAACAGCACTGATCTTACCGCTACCCACGATGTCTTCTTTAGTGATGTCTCTGAAGAAGGTGTTGCCTGTCGTAGGATCAACCATACGCAACGACTGAGTAGAGGAGAGGTTACGACGACCACACTCAAGCATAGCGTTCAGGACAGGCTCAAGGAAGGTACGTTCGAAGTGTGCAGTCTTGTGTTCAAAGATACGAGATGCTGAGTTCTGTAGGCTCTGTACCTCGAAGGCTGTCTTCTCGCCAGGAGTACGGATACCCATAGCTTGCTTAGGAGCACCAGCCATCTCTTCCATCTTAGCTTCAAGGATTTGAATTTGAAGGTCAGCTTGGAGAGCAGTGCTATCAGGTTGCAGATAACCTACATCACCTTCTTCGCCTAGGTAGATACGCGCACCTGGTTCGAAGTCAAAGTCTTCTACGTCACCACGAATCTTCATAATCGGATAAGCAATCTGGTCGAAGACATCAGCCTTCAAGTTCTCCAGATGGTCGATACGGAACTGCATACCTACCAAGTTATCCAACGGACCCATAGCGTATAGGTTGTCGGGACGAGGACGCCAGCCAGCATGGAAGATAGGGGAGTGACCAAGCCAGCTAGGGTTCTCTTGGTTGCTGATGACATAGGCACGGTCAACAACAGTAATGATACGATCAGTCCAGAGGGTCTGTTCGTTGTAGTCGTAGATGTCACCATAGAAGGTAAGCACTTCGACAAAGTTAGATTCGTAGTAGTGTTGGATTGACGAGAAGCCATCAGCAATGAAGCCAGATGCTTTGTCCAACATACCATCGCTATTGCCTACGTAAGCACGAGCATGGATCATCTTATCCAAGACTTGCTTGAAGTGAGAATTGGACGGATCAGCTTCTACCTTCTTCTTGATCTCACCTAGGGTCAAGATACTCTTGATGATCTTAGGTGTCTTAGTAAAGGAGGAGGCAGTAGGATTGAATACGATGTCATATGGCGACACACGAACTACACGTGGTCCTTCATAGGCGATGCTGAAGGAGCCATCTTCTTTGCTAACAATCGTGGACTCATACTCAACAGTAGCAAAGCAGTTGCCGTACTGAATCCAATCGTACAGAAGATCAGAGGCTGTGTTCACAAAGTCAGATTGACGTACCTTGTTCTCCATAAAGGATTGGATGGTGTCAATCTTAGTACGCTTGTTGCTTGCACTATCAGCAGGTTCAAACCGCATCCACTTCTGCTGAGGGAACAGAGTAGCGAAGTAGTTAGCATGGAGGTTATCCATGATCTGCGTAAGCTTAGGAGTGGTCGTAGTGTTAGACCAAGGAAGAACTGCGTTACCAGTAGTCTTAGTGTCGGTAGCGTACAGGTAGTTACGAAGTTCTTTCTTCTCTTCTACCCAATTAGTACGAAGCTCACTCCACTCACGCCAGCGATTAGCAATCTCTACAGCCAAGTTGTCTGGCCCTAGTACGTGCATGATGTCAATAGTTTCACCGCTCATTTACGTAGAACCTTTTTACCAAAACTCTTATGCTGCATTGCTACCCCTAAATTTGTGTGAAGACCAGACCACATTACTCTTACGTTGTCTGTGTACAGTCTTACTTGGAGCAATAGCCATATCAACTACAGAAGCTAGAGCGTCAATTACGTCATCGTGAGCAGGGTTACGTGTAGATAGTTCTTCTTCTAGGATCTGGATGTTGCCACCACGATAGTGCCACATCTGCATATTGTCGTAACGAGGTTCGAGGATAGAAGCGATACGTTCTTGCTTGCTTCCTTGGTGCTTGTTAGGACGATACTCTTCGATACTAATAGATAGACCGTGCTGCTTGATTAGTTCCTTAAGCTGCTTAACGATTGCTACCTGAGCAACAGTAACTTCAGCCCTCATCTTCCTGAACGACCACTTGTTAGACAGTACTAGGATATGTTCGAAGTACTCAACGATACGATCAGTCTTAAAGCGATCAATGTCTAGAACCAGAATGTTATTCTCAGAATCAATGCCGATAACGACAATGGCAGTAGAGTCAGAACGCTTACCCATACTAAATGCAAAGTCTACAGCAGCAAAGACGTTAAGACGGTTCTCTTTGTAATACCAGTAACCATTCTCAAGTCTCAGGAACTTACGGTCGTAGTACTGAAACTTATCGCTACCTACTGGTACGTTGTCAGGGTCAGATGGATTGTTGTAGTACTGTGCCCTGAACTGTCCTTTGTCCAAGTACTGCCCACGTTTCTTAGCCAAGATCTGGGCATCGAAACCAAACCACTTACCATCTTTACGTTGCTGACGGGGCCAGAGGAACTGTCCAGTACCGTCACCATTCTCTTCTACTGCTCTCTCAAAGACTTCGTAGATGCTTTCTTCTGCAATCTTATTGAAGTCTTTGTCGTAGATATCCTCAGCCATAGACATGAGGTCGTTATACAAATCAGCAGGGTGATAACGAGTACCAACAACCCACTCCTTAGCATTCGCACCTTCGATGGAGGAGAGCAGGGAGTACTGGCTCTTAACCTTACCTCGACCCTCACCTGAGTATGCGTTCTCGTATACAACTACGTCATCAAGTACAGCAATGTCACAGTGCATACCAGTTAGAGAAGTAGTCAGACCACCAGTGAAGATAGAAGGATCACGAACATTCTCTTTCTTGCGGATAGGGTGGTCTAAAGCAATTTCAGAGTTAGTCCACTTAGCTCGCTTACCTTCGTCTGCATTCACATGATCAGGCCAGTACCTACGATAAGCATCAGAGGTAAGGATACCCTTCATAAAGCCTAGCTGCTTCTCTGCGAGGTTAGCAGTAGCAGAGATGTACAGCACACGTAGGGTAGGGTCTTTAGTAAGTTCCCAGACTACACGGTATGCAACCATACGAGACTTCTGATGGTCACGAGGAAACAAGACAAGTTGATGTGACTTATGTTCTTGACGGGTCCACCAAGAAAGAAGATCTGAGTGACACTGACCTAGCATTTGGTCAGGGGAGACTAGACGGATAAAGGTTTCCAAGTCATTCTCAGCAGCCGCTCTGATCTGGTCTACAGTAGCGTTCATGTAAAATGTAACCTTAACTATCTATGTGTGGCAATTATACAACACATCTTTTAAGTTGTCAATACCCTTTACAGGCAGCGTCGATAGAGGCAATCAGTTTAGCTCCAGTAACGACAGACTTATCTCCACCATCTAGGGCTAAGGCGTTAGCGTGTTGTGTACGTAGAGTATCTGTGCCGTCACAGATGGCCTTTTGGTTTACCACGTTCATGCAACCACTCACGGAGAACAGCAGGATCATCGCCAAGAGTGTCTGTCGCATGGTCTATAACCTTCCTCGTATCAGCATAGGCCGTAGCAGCCCGTAGGGAGGCCTCCTGGCGCTCATCCCGTCTTCCAGCTACCCATATGGCCCATACTAGAAGCACCCCTCCTACGGTCCACACAGCGAGCCTACGAAGGTAGGACGAAGTTAAGGACCATAGAAGCATCATGCTGCTTTACGCTTATTCCAGACGGACCACAGAGCGACAGCGATAGTAGTAGCTGCACCGCCTAGGGTAGTAGCAGTCTCAGCATCTACCATACCCTTACCGACAAGGTAGCCACCAAGAGCAGATGCTAGTGCGCGGACAATACCGCCTACTTCAACAGAGGTCATTACTTTACTCCAAACAATGCAGCTAGTGTACGAATGATTACAGTGATCAGTGACTCAGGCTTTTCCTTAGCAGGTTCTGCTACGTGCATATCCGCTACTACGAAGGCAGGGGTCAGGAAGAGTTTACGCTCAGCTTCACGACGACGAGCAAGACCCTTGCTTACTTTGCCACCAGCTTTGTTCCACAGGAGGATAGCATCAGCGGCCTCGGTGAACTGTCCTTCATTGACCATGTGTAAAGCGGATGAACGAGAGAAGGCATAAGGGCCTACATTGTAAGCAAGGCTGAGCAATGCCCCGAATTGGTTGTCGTTAACCTCACGAGTAAACTTAGGCTTGATCTGTTCAGCGAACTTCTTCAGACCTGACATCAAGAGGAGTTCAGCTTCTTCTTGGGTAATCTTCATACCAGCTTTAGGAACTACACCTAGGCCAGCACCCTCAGTTGTACCGTAGCCAATAGTCCATACGCCAACGATGTCTTGGTATGCCTCAAGTTTGCATCCCTCAAACTCTTTAACGAGATTGACTGTGGCTTGGTTAATATTCACTTGTGTGTATCCCTCTGGATTATGATCAACTGCAACTCATCTAGTCTCTTCAGGATGTTTGCAAAGCCATCCTTGATCTCTTTGAGTTCTCTGTCGTGACCTTCTTTAGTCAAGTTGTACTCAGATCTCATCACAGCAATTTCAGTCTCATGTACCTGGGTCATCTTAAAGTGCATCCACATGAATGCACCAATAGGAAGTACAGCAAACTGAAGGAGCAGCTTAGCTACGTCGAGAAGGCTTGTTTCTTGTTGCATTTATTATTGCCTTACAGAGACTAGGTTAAGTCAGATTGGATAGGGGAAACGAGCCTTGATCTCTGCGACCTTGGTTTGCCATTCCTCAACAGTTGCTTCACCGCGCTGAGACATGAAGAACAAAGGATCGGCTTCGTTGCGGTAGGCTTCTGCACGGGCAGCTTGCTGTTGCTCTAGAGTAGGGATACTTGCAGCAATAACCGCAGCAATCTCTTCGGGTGTGTAAGGACGGATGGTCTGCTCACCAGTAGTAGCGTCCGTGATGACTTCAAAGTAATCCATGTTATTTCACCCCGTAGATAAGGATAGAACCATTGTCAAAGGTTCCAGTACCAAGCCCAAAACTTATGCTAGTTGATGAATTTGTAACACTTCTCTGAATACCTGCCGTTGGGTTTCCTGTTTGAAAACTATTATTTTCCCCAACAGCGTTTAGGTTATAGGTATTTGCTACTGATATACCAGTTGCTAAATCAGTTACAAAAATCCCATCCATTTGAGTTGACAGTGCAACCGATGCTCCAATGGCTAAAGCATCAGCACCTGGACTAAGCCTAACAGTTCCACCAGCAGTTGGGCTTACTTGCTTAAATACTACCATCAACTGTTTGTAGCTTGTCAGATCTAAACCAGACAAAGTAACTGTTGTTCCACTCGTAGTAGCAAGTGTGCCAAGCAGCGTCATGCCACCAGTAGCAATGGTTGACCACGAAGTAGAAGCACCAGCCCCACCAGAGGTAAGCACCTGACCAGATGTGCCGTAGTTAGCACCACCTGCACCTAGGTTACCTGAGATAATAGGATTTGTAAGAGTAGGTGAGGTAGCAGGAGCAGGGATAGCACCATTGATCGTAGCCGTATTCCCACCAGCAGCGTCTAGGATGTAGTTAGCTTTAATAGTGGACATGGATCAAACCTCTGGATAGGGGAAGCGGGCTTCGATCTCAGCGATCTTGTCGAGCCACTCTTGCTGCGTAGCCTTGCCACGTTGTGCTTGGAAGAATAGCGGGTCGGCTTCTTGGGCGTATGCGGATGCGCGAAGTACCGAGAGTTGCGCTAGAGTTGGGGGTTTTGGAGGAGGCAAGGGACTAAAGATCGACCCATTGTATGCCCATCCTGATCCAACCTCATCAGGTGCTAGAACCCAGCCCTGCTCTTGAGCAAACTCAGGTTCAGACATGGCGATGTCAGTTACGACACCATCTTTGATAATTGCATAGCGATTTACCATGTCCAAATCTCCGCATATCCTGCACCACCAGTTCCGCCAGCGCCTGACGATGTAACTCTACCAAAGCCCCCACCACCACCCCCGCCACCGGGGAATGTGCCCGCTCCACCACCGCCGCCC